TTTTTTTTTTTTTTTTTTTTTGAAATTTTTCTAGCATAATTGCACGGATTCAGAGCACACAAACTGACCAAGGGTAGGGCAGAGAGGGGGCTGGGATCCATATTATTGTTATTGTATTAATTTTTATTTTATTGATTATATATCTAACGTGATTGGGAGATTTAAAAACACTACGTAAAGAGAAAGGAAAGAGCTTCCAACGGATCATCGAGTAAACTCGAGATCGCCGAAGATGCGTGTTTTGCGACGGTTGCTTCAACCTGGGCAATTCCACCCTCAATAAAAGACCCAATGGAAGTTCGGGTCTTTTGAGCGGCAGAAACGCCTAAAGTAGAGGCAGGGCCGTTGGCACACAACGGGGTGAGAGCGGTGTTTTGCTGAGGATTGAACTCGACGTTCATGAACCATTCGACATTGATCATCACCGTGCTGGCTGGAGCACCAGTGACTTCCACAACAAGCACCGACCAATCAGGACTAGATTGGGCGGCAGAAACGGCTGTATCGATCGGCTTGAACTCATGAGCAGTAGATCCGATGGGGCGAGACAACCAGGACACCTCAAGACCAGGTTGAATGGCTTTAACGACACATTCATTATATTGCTCAGTTCCGAAACTATAAGTCGAGGAAGCAGCCGGGGGGACGCCCGTAGTACCAAGAGTTAATAAGCCGGACGCGTTAGTGGCTGAGGCGACGCAGCGAAGGATACACCCAAAACTGACAACACGGTACGAGCAACCATACGTTTGAACCATAGACCCAACTTTATATTGAGTCCACGTGCTCTGCAACGTGTAGGTTGTTGCGGTGGTGGATGTGTAATTGATGTAACCTGTGGGGGCGCTTGGTGTGAAGACAGCAGCGGTGTTACCGAGTGCGGAGGCAGTAAGGTTGAATGAACCACGAAACTGTTCTGTGATTGTGTTGGCGCTAGCGCCGTCAACCCAACGACTACCTTTAGAAGCAGGACAAAAAGGGTCAGTAATAGAACAAATAGACCTAACGTGATTTTGCTTGGGAACAAACTTTCGTTTCGGCGGGTTACGAGTTCTAACTGGGAGGGGTGACACATTGTTAGCCAACACTTTAGGCTTGACAGCACCTCGTTTTTGTTTTCGTTGCTTCGGATTCTTCTTAGCATTTTTGTTTTTCGTCATTTTAATTATGTATTTGCCTTGCCCCGGCTGGCTAAGGCGATGGATGTAGCAACCCTCGAATCGGGGTGGTTACTGTACGCGGTGATGAAGGCTGACACCTGGTCGTCGGTGCGATCACCGCATATTAATCTAGCCAAAGATTTGCCAATTCTCTGACCGACGGGACGAGAACCTCTACGCCAAATGTGGCTGCAAAATTCAATCTCGCCGGGAGGAAGGACGACGTAGTCCCTCAGCAAAAACCCGAACAGAGCGTAAACCCTTTCCTTCTCTATATGGTGGGTCTCAACGCAATCATCGCCGGCTGCTCGGGTGGCTGACACGTGCTCGGGCGAAAAGTGCTCTCGAATGTAAATATCGACAGCTTCGGCACGGCGTGATCGTGTCACGGTGTTACCAATAGAGGTAACATTCCTGCCGCTTTTCATAGCGCCAGGACAAGTTTGCTCAATTATCATGCCATCGGGGTTAATAAGCAAGCTTTTCAGAGAGCACTTAGAGTGCCTCTCCATCACCTTAGCGACCTTAAGGTGGACACGGTTGCCATAGATGGCGTACGAAAACTCATTATCAAGTTCTTCTTCCAGAGACGATCTGGTCATATCAAACTTCGGGGAATCATTGAGGACAATTGGACACCGTCAGGAAAACCATTAAAAAGTATATCGGAGTCAATTTTTGAAAAACCAATGCCAATACACGAGAAATGTTCGCCCCAGGTAAACTTCATCTCGTCGTACATAGGAGTAAAGTAGCAACGCTCGAGAAGCTCATCAACGAGATCGGTAGGGAAAACAAGACGAGGAGGTTTTCCTATCTTAATAGGCTCGTTTTTGACGGTGACAGTGACAAAACCTTGCTGACCTTTCTGGTACCTCTGGAACGGAGTATCGTTCTCATCCCACAAATAGAACAAGGACAAACACCGAACACAAAGAGCTTCATACAGCTCAGCGACATTGTCAATGGCAAACTCCTGCTTATTACGGTAAATAAGACTAAGG